AATTAGGCTGTTGTCCAAGTACGGTCAATGATCTTTCCGTATTCTGAACCTGTGTAACCTGCGTCTGGAAGCAAACGGAATGTTACTGGGAATGATGTTGGAGTATTACGTGCAAGTGAGAATTGTGACTGTTGTACAGACAATACACGACGTGCATAGTAAATACGCTCTGAGTTAGGCGTTACATCTGTTGGGGCTTGACCAACTGCTACTAGCTGACGCTCTGTTGGTGCAATACCAAGAGAACCTGCTTCAAGTCCAAGTGTTCTACCTGAATTTGTAAGAGTTGATTGTCCTTGTCCAAAGACTACTAGAACGTTCTCTAGTGTTCCTTCTGCCATTTCTGTTGCGATCATAACTTCCATCGCAGACTTAAATAGCTTTGCTGTATCAAGCAACTGGTCAACAGTTACTGAATCGTAAGTTGGGTTGTAAGTGATCTGAAGACCATTGTTTGTAAACCCTACGTTACGGTAAGCATTGTCTGTTACAGCTTGTGCTGCGTCAAGAGTTGTACGATATGAAGCTGAAGATGAGAAAGCTGGAACTCCATCTTTCTTACCTGCTGCAGCTACCTTAGCGATACCTGGCTCTTGGTTTTCAACATAACCTGTTACAGTTGAATCTGAATTCGAGATGTAGAGCGGTGATGCTCCCACAAGAATATTTTTGGCTGAGTTAAATGCCATTGTGTCTTACCTCCTGTTTTAAAAATATATATATATTGTTAAACTTTTTTGAAATCTTGGCTGGCTAGGCCTTTCCTCTAAATCTAATTTTAGTGTATAATGCCCTAAAAGGCAAACTAGAGAAATCTGCCGTTTGAATCCACGTGCCTTGCGTATTTTACCTCAAGGACTACATCGGTTGATAGGAAGCCTGCTAGCTCCTCTGAAGGGGCTGTAGGGGATATGTCTGCAACAAATATGCTATAGAACTTAAACTTCTGAGATATGCCTGAATACAGGTTTGCGTCCCTTGCCGACTCATCCATTCTTCTATATAGATCCATCATTAAGTTTCTTATTTGATTAATCTCAGATACGTCTGTTGAGTATATTGTAAATAGAATTTGCTCACAGCATATTACCCAGTTGTCTTCGTAAGACATTCCTATCTTGTCATATACTATATGCTTCTTCCCGCTCAAAAACTGATTCATTTCTGGCTGTTGCTGTACTGGAATAATAGGAATTAGCTCTTCTCCTAAATTATCGCTGTAATAATCTGAAGCCTGAAATAAACTATTAGACTTTAATTGACTCCATAGGTGCTTGCGTAGATCAAGCATGACATCATAATTATAATCCGTTGGCATCTGAACCTCCAAAAGCTGCTGCTAGTGCTGAGCCAGCCTGCAGATTTAATGTATTTGGTGAAAAAGAGTATTTAACTTTTTTAACATCTACTGGTAATTTCATTGCTTTGGTAATAGATGAATTAAATATTTGTTGAAATTTTGAATTCTTAATTGATAGGTTTACTAGGTTGCCAGTAAAAAATTGAGCATAGGCTATCTTGTACCTACCAGTGGCTTTTCCGCCTCCTGGTTTTTTAACTGTTACGGGCATACCTTTAGGCATTCTAATAACAACGCCGTCCATTTCAAATACAAGCCTTTCTACATTCTTAGGATTTATGACCAGTGGCATTCCCGCTTCCATAACGGAAGCCTTGTTTGTAAATACGTGTCTTGCCTTGCCAAAATTTGTTGGGACCATTGATTTAGAAGGTTTAAATTCAGAAGAGATTTTAAAAGAAAGACCATCTGTTCCTGCTACCTTTAAATCAAATAATCTTGCTGAAGGTGTGCCAACTTTTTTCCATTCATAAACATGGTGTAATGTTTTAGGGTTTGTTCTAGATTGAGAGTCTATATAATTTCCAAAGTCTTTTTTTATTTGATTAAACAAGATACTTTGAAATTTTGATTGAAATTGTTTATTGGTAGTAACTTTTGAAATAACTGATGCCTGATAGTATATGGCTGCTGATATTTGAGCTACTGTACTATCCTGTAAAACTGCACCCTTCGTGCCGCCCATAGTTTTTTGCAAACCGCTGGCTGCTTTAACTAATACGGCGCTAGTATCCAATTGTTTGGTTCTCCGACCTCTTTACAGATGTGTTGTATCCTATGACTGTGCCAAATGGATCAGTCATCGGTGTTGATCCCATTACTTCAAAAACGGTTGCAGTGTCTGTTGGAAAATTAGCCTCTACCCATATTGTATTACCTGATGAATCAGATATGTTTGTAATCTTTTCACGCAATGTAATTCTACTGGTTGTTCTTAATTGTAAGATTTCACTGTTTACATATTTGCTTCCAAAGGATTGATTGCCTCCTGTTGTGGTGGATGAGGTATTAGATATAGAGCCTTTTGCATGGCAGGGCATTGTTCTGTCATACTGCCATTCTTTTTTTAGGGCACCCGTGTTGGGGTCTTGGTAATCAACTTGTTTGTATACATCCATGCTCATAGTTAAAACTGAATCTATAATATTAAACATTAGACTACTACCATTTGATTAATTATATATGGCAATAGAATTTGGTCAACATAAACATTTCCTGTGCCTCTATATGTCTCGGCATTGTATTCAAACTTCCAGTCAAATGTTGATATATTCTTTATGTACTTGTCTCTCCAAACTTTATCCTTTGAGAAGTAATCTTTCATAAGTTCAATTGCTGCAAGCTCAACTTCATCGGGAACACGTTCCCATCCATATCTCCCTGCAACTTTATATACTGAGTCTTTTCCAAATGCTCCGCCTGTAGAGTAATTAATTGATGGGGGAACCATTCCGTTTGCTACATAAACAGTGTTATCTAGCATAGTGGCCTTGTTAACCCTTATTCCAAATCCGCTTTCAGATATGATAGTGTCATAGTTCCAGTTATTCACATTGTTAATGTTATCTAGAAGCAGTATGTCATTCTCGTACAATTCATGTAGATCCGCTAGCTTAAATGGCAACGGTAGAACATCTGCTCCCGCTCCGTACACAGTATGAAGATCATCGTAAAGTGTAAAGACCTGCCCTGTATAATTTTCAATTATCTTTCTGGCATATCTTTCAGCTTCAGCAATTTCAAAATAAGACTTGTAGTTTGGATCAGATGGGTCAGAGCCTAGTCTTAAAACATCTCCAGCCTGCGTGATATCAACATACGGAGTAACTACAAAAAGCTTATGCTCTTTTGTAATCGTAGTTCCTTCAACTGTATATTGCCATACAAGATTAAGCTGTTTATTTCTATTTGTTAATGAGTGTGGAGGATACACTTCGTAAACACCAATGTCTGTTTCCATTTTTGTTGGAGTCAGTGTTGTAATAAGTGTGCCTGGATTAATAGCAGGAGTTATTGCTGGGTCTTCTGTTATGTCATAAACTCTAACAACAGGAAGAGCATCGGCATCCCTTGGGGATCCTTTCCAATAAACCTTGTGCTTTACTGGCGAGTTTGTACCTACTAATATCTCCATTTAATAAAGGTTAAGCGTAGTACTCCTGTACTTCTTTAGGGGTTGCTATGCGGAAACCTTCCTCCTTGTCAAAAATTTTCTGAGCATCTTCTTCTGTCATTGCGATAAAAGGGTGCTCTTTTGTAAATGTAAATCCGACTATATCGTATCTGTGATTTTCTCTTGTCATTCTTACCAGGACTGTGTCTTCTGGGTTGTCTGACTTTGGATCAAATCTAGGAAGGATCTCTTCTGTATCAGCAAACTCTTCAGCTGCTTCTTTAACATCTTTAATTGTCTTTTGGTATACAGACCAGGTTACGCCCTCTTCGGCAAGAGTGGCAATAATATCTGCCTTGTTTTTAATTCCATCAGTATCAACTGCAAAGTCTTCTGCAATCTTTCTGAGTTCTGCAACTTTTAATGTCTCAAATGACATATTTTCTCCTTTGTTAGGTTCTTTAATTATAGCATTGTTAAATTAAAATGAAAAGCCCCCAAAATTAATTGGGGGCTTTTCTAGGGTTAATTCTAATTAAGAAGCAACCTTAACGTTCTTTACGACTACCCAAGCATCAGCTTGTTCGATCTGGACGCCAACGCGAGTATACATTGTGTACTCGATTGAGTCCTTACGTGGCCAGAAGAAACGGTAAACAGTTACATCACGCTTGATACCAATAACTACGTTATTTGGGAATGTCAAGTGGACGTCTCCGTGTGATCCAGTTGCTGCTGAATAATCACCAGTCTGTGTCTCTGGAAGTAGTGGAACTTCAACAATTGGAATACCAAATGCGAATGGTGCCACATATCCTGCAGGTCCACCTAGTGGTGCAACTCCTCCACGGATTACGCTTGAAGCGATATCCTGTGGAATTGTCTGATTTGTTCCAATGCTGTTAGCATATAGGAAGTCCTGAATCAAGTTTGATCCAGCAAGGAAGCGAAGGTCTCCACGACGCTGCTTGTACTTACGTGGCATAGCCTTAAGTGCCTTGTTGAATACTTCACGAGATACTGCGGCTCCAGCTGCGTCTACGACGCGACCTGATGTCTTTGCCTTCTTTACAACGCCATTGAATGACTTGTAAAGAGCGTCTCCTGTTAGAGATGTGTCACCGTTAAGTAGAACATCTTCAATGTCATTTCCTGCTTGTGTTGCCATCAAGCGGGCAATGTGGTCTTCAAGATCTGCACCTTCAATGTTGTCTTCTAGAGACTCTGTTGAAAGCTCCCAGTCCATGCGTAGCTTCTTTGTTGTCAAAGAGATTTTTGAGAAAGTTACTGCTGCGTTAACACCAGTGTTGTCTGCCTCTGTTGCAAGCTTCATAAGCTTTTCGCCTACTGACATGCGATCAATTTCTGCTGTGTCTGACTTCATGCGAACTGTACG